TCAATACCTAACGCCTCAAGCAGTGCATTAATTTGTTGTTGCTGAAGAGTTGCTTCAGTTTCACCAGTGCGCTGAATAGACTCAAGAACCTGTGGTCCCAACTGACCGAGTACCTGAGATTCAGATGCACGTCCGGTTTGAGCCAACTGAGCCGCCTGCAACGCAGGAGTAAGCGAGCTAATAAGCTGTTGCTCTGGAACAAAGGATGTACCCAACAGTGATCCAACATTCTGCAACTGAGCCGCTTCAAGTGCCGTAGGCTGAGCCGCGGCTTGTGAACCAAGACCAAACAACCCTGATGCTTGCGCTGTACGTTGTTGTTGCAACTGAGGTGCAAGTTGAATTGCAGACAATAAATCCTGTGACTGTTGTTCTTGGATCGCTTTCTGACGAGCTAACTCTTCAGGAGTGCCACCAAATGCGGCTGTTTGTGTGCCTGTACGTCCTTGAGCAAACAACTGATTCTGCAGTGCTTGAAGCTGACGCTCTTGCTCAGGCTGACGAATGGCTTGCATTTGAGCAAACAATGACTCAGCTGTTGGTGTTGCTTGCCCAAGTACATCTTGCGCTTGCTGTAAAGCAGTGCTTGAAATATTACCAAAAGCAGGAGCACCCATGGGAACTTGACCTGCAAGCTCACCTGCCCGTGTTTGCAACGCTTGAGTTAATTGACCTTGAGAAGGTGTAGTTGTTAAACCACCACTTGCGCCAAACGCTCCAGTGCCTGCACCTGTCGTGACAGTAAAAGGTTTAAACTCTGCGGCAGTTCCTGCTCGTGATGCAAGAGTATCAGCTTTACTTTCTATATCTGAGCGCAAACCCTGAACATTAGAAATAGCCTGTTGTAACCCTGCGCCACTTAACAATGTACCTGCGGCATTCCCTGCAGTTGAGCCACCTCCAAAAAAATCACCAATATCTTCTAACAAGGACATTAGTAAGTACCTCCATCAATTGTTCCTGCAGTCAGTGTGCCCGTCACCGTTACATTAGGAGCCTCAAGTGTTCCTGTAAAAGTAGGCGATGCAGTGTCTGCTTTAGTAGCGACTGCTGTTTGAATTGCGTTATACTCGCTATCAATTTCCGAGCCTTTAATAATCTTTGCAGGGTTTCCAGACGCTAATGTGTCCTTTACCGCAAAGTTAGTTGTCTTTGTATAATTTGACATTAGATAGTCCTTCCTACAATTGCTTGTGCTGTCATGCGCTGTACCGATACAGGTGCGCCATTTACTTCTGCTTCAATACCTAACTGAACGACTTGACCGCCTCCACTTGCGTTTACAGTAGGACGGTTTACCAAGACTCCTGCGTTAAATTCTCCGATGTTATACTCGGCAATGTTATACTCTGCGATTACTTGCGTTGAAAGAGTAAATCGTTTTTTCTTGTACGCATAGGAATAATCATATCCCCAGTTAAGTGTAACGTCTGTTGCGCTTCCACCAATCACAGTGATCTTTAAATTCTTTAACAGCTTAAGATTAGAGGGAGCACCAAAGTCAATGTAGTTGGTAAAGTAATTCATCTGATACGCACTACTGTTGTCTGTGTACCCATCGTACAATGCAATACCGTTTTCTTTACCAAGCAACAAGTCACCTTCACGAGTTCTACACAAGGCTTGAGGCTGAATGCTATTCCATTTCGTTGCTCGATGCGCTCCATTCTCTAGCGGTGCTCTCATATCAAAGCAATAAGTTTCTGCGCTGTTTGGTAAGTGCAAAAGATAAAATGCTTCTTCAGGTGAGTACACACTAAAGATAGGATCTGTTTGCGATGACACCGAAGTCATTAACTCAGTTCGTACATTTAAAGAAATATCTCGCATTGGAGCAGACTTTTCTTGAATTGTTCTGTTAATTCCTCGAACACCTGTATCAGATAAGAACAAAACATCTGTACCTGTTGTTTGAATAGAGTCTCTTTCGATACACCCTACACCAACAATTGTATCTGCAAGGCTCATTGTTGCAGGATCGCTTGCACCTTGATATACAAGAATTTGACGTGTCCCAAAAATAAACAAGAGATTGTTGTGGACAGCAATAGAAGTAATTTCATCCGTACCGTCAGGCCAGATTTTAGATACATCAATACTACCAGAACTACCTGTATCCCACTTAACACCTGTTAGCAGATCAGACCAGTACACCGTTGTTTTGTCAGTGCTTGTACGAGCAACCCACAACCTCCCAAATCCAGACTGTACAACATCTCCTGTAGGTACAGTACCTAAATAGTTTGGGTGTTCTGATATTAAGTCGCAAGTTGTGCCATCATAGTATAAAGGATCTTCACCTTCACGAAACAAATAATGGATACCATTCAAACTGGCAGTATCAAATAACCCGTCTGACACAACATAACCTGAAGGGGTAATATCAGTAAGTGTTGTGGTCCCCTTGTACAGCGCATTTGATGACGCACTGATAAGCTCTGTTGTACCATCGAGTTTAACAAACTCTGAAATACTAACGATACTATCAGGATTTGTATCAGTAACGTATGTCCATCCCTTACGAGCACCGATACGTCCGAACTGGTCAATTACACAATTATCGGCAACCAGAGCAAACTGCTCAGATAACGAGGTTGGAGAGTCTTGAGTGTTTAAACCAAAGAATCCGGGAGCCTGAATTGCAATACTTTGAAGCGGCTTCGCCATTATGAGTACCAGATTAAATCTTCAGGGTTTGAGTTTGCATCATAAACAACTGCATTACGCAAGTCTTCTTGAGCAAAGATAAGTTGTTCTGAGGCAGACTGTCCACCTGTTTCGCCTCTTTCACGCAGAGCGTAAGAAAATGCAAATTGGATTAGAGGCTGAGTAGGGATTACAGTAGTGTCTGTGTCATTTACAAGCGTTTCGTTTCTTTTAATCGCATACACAGAAATATTATCTTCTGAGTTAGGAGTCATAAAGAACCGAATTTGTGCGTCACCGTTTGCATCAACACCGTCTAACGCATAATAATTTGTAACACCTTGAGCGTTTTCATTACCTAAGTTATTTTCATTGATTCGTTGAAGGGACTCTTGATGCACAACAAGATTTTTACTTTCATTAAGAACATACAAAACTCTTGAGCGAGTACCGAAGTCTGTAAGAGGATACAATGCAGTACCCGGAGTTGTTGTGATAGAAAACGTAGAACGTAACGCAGACCAATCAGCGGCGTTTTCAACCAACTGAAGTGCATCGTTAACAAAGTCACCAACAAGACGTGAGTAGTCACTTTCATTTACTGTTGTAACTTCATCTTCTCGCAAGCGTCTAAGTACTGAGTTTACTAATTGAAGATATGTCATTTGCGTTTCCTACTCATAAGAGTATATTATATCATAAAAGATTTTACTTGTCAAGCATTTCTTAGTGGATTTTTTAAAGAAAAGTCTGCAAGTAGTAGTTCATCAATCTTAAGCGCATCATCTGCTTCTCGTTCCGCTTCTTGCTCAGCTCTTGCAATATCTAAACTACCGCCAGTTAAGCTAGGCATTTCCGGTCTAGGTGCGTTGAAAGGCAAATCAAAACTAGGAAGATTAATATCAGGCAAGTCTGGCATATTAATGTCAAAGTCAGGAATCTCTGGTGTATTCAAAGACGCAAAATCAAAATCACCAACATCAACATTAATATCAAGTTTACCTAAATCAATATCAGATTTTGCGATATCAAAGAAACTTAAATCGGGGTTGATACCTTTCCAGTCAAGTTTACCTGAAATGTTTGGAGAATACTGCTTAAGATAATCTTCAATAAACCCAACATCAGGCAAATCAGGTAATTCAGGTAATTTACCAAGCGTACCTGCGTACAGGTCTTTAATAAACCCAGTATCCCCAAAGTTAACTTTTGGTAAGTCAATACCTGCAAGAGATCCCACTGCATTTAAATCAGGAAGCTGACCACCTCTATCGTAGTATGTTTGCGCACTAGACAATAAGGCATCTTTATCTGAAGCTCCCTCAGATTTTTGAAGTATTCCCTCAATACCTGCAAACCCCAAAGCTCTTTGGCTTGGAGATTCTGCTCCTAAATAATCTACAACTTCATCACCAAATTGGTTTGCAAGAATACGTTGTGTTGAATTACCTGCGGCAAAGTCTGCGGCGGCTTGGTTGATATCAATATTTTCAGCAATTTTATTGCCAAAGTCGCTACCAACAAAGTTGTTTAATTGACCTTTAATTTTAGTATCAAGACCAAGCTCTTTAGCAAAGTCACCACCATAGGTGCTAACAAGTACATCTTTAACATCGCCACCTTCAGCAATTGTAGTACCCGCGTTAATAGCCTTGTCAACAGCAGGGTCTAATGAAACGCCAGTGCCTACATTATATCCTGCGGCGGCTAAAGAAGCTATTTGAGAAGGAGATAAATTATCACCACTGTTTAATGTGGCATACGAACTTAGTACAGCTCCTGCGGCAGGATTAATAACACTAACAATACCTTGCACATAAGGATTTTCAATTACTTTGTTAACATCATCAGCGGCAT